GTAGGTGACAAAATCAAGGCTCTTTCTGTTCGTAGTGCATGGGCCATGGCACCGATCTGATAATCGTAAGGTTTTATTTTATAATCTTTTGTAAAGGATTCTAATTGAGGTATAGATATATCATGAACTGAATCTAAATTATCTTCTACATGTAAATCATAATCACGTTGTTCTGTAAATAATTTTATGTGATGTACAAGTCCGCTATAGATAAGCTTTGTATTAACATTGAATAATCTAATTTTACCGTCCCAATAACGATTGCGATATGCTGGCATAAATGATGCACCTGGAACATCAAATGTAAAGTAGTCACTTAGTTCTCTGCATGTTGATTTTTCAGCATCAATTTGTATATAGACGGAGTTGTATTTTCTGACTCTGATTGAGTCTCTTCTATTATCTTCACTTCTGGATAGTCGTACTTCTTGTTCCATAATTCAGCATGATCTTTTTTAAATTTAGCTATTCTCAATTTTAGTCTAGATACTTTTTCTTCGCTATCCAGTAATGAATCTATTCCAGTCGATTGCATTTTTTATCTGAAATCCTCTATTATTTATTTGTCGTAAAACAGCTTCTAAATAGTTGACTTTTTCTTCCTGTACTGATACTCGTAAACTTTGCTCTGTAAGAGCATCATCACTATCAATATATAAATCAACTTCATTCTTTAGTAATTTTTTATAGAAAGGTTCTCTATCAAGTTCTTTAAGTTCTTCTTGATCTAGTTCACCAAGATAATACTCAAGTAAAACTCTACGTTTCTTTTTGAGTTCAGCTTTTGCTGAGAATAGTTTGATACGTTCTGCCATAAATATCTTTAGATACTTATTATGCAGTACAGGTATATTAGAACTTTCAGTAGCTAATTCAGTTTCATCGATGGAACTATCTTTAGTCCACATCTCCATAATATCTTCTATTTTCATGTATCTCTTTTACCATAACTATCGTTTAATACTTGTTGTATTTGTTTCTCTGTTGCACATACTATTCTCTCTATAGGTTTATATGTTATATACTCCTTTGTAAGTTTCTTTGTCAATGCAACTCTAAGTTCTTCTGTGCTTAATTTTGTTCTACACTCTTCTTTTGAAACAAAAGAGGGTTGCTGTAAAATATATAAATCTTGGTACCCTCCCACAACACCTGAGAATATCACCACTACTAACCAGTTCATTTTTTATTTTCCCTTGCTTTGAGTCTAGCTTGTTCTAAGTCTTTAGCCAACTCCATTTTACGTTTGTGTTCTTTGACACCTCTAAATTTATGCTGATGTTCGGGAACGTATCTTATATATTCTTTGATTGCAGTACCACTGAAACCTTTGAATAGCAACTTGCCGTCACCATAGACAGTGCCTAAAGAACCTTGAAGATCAAGTATGTACTTGTCATTTCGTATAATCATACTATCACTATATCATATTTATTTCAAAAAGTCAATTTCATACTTTCTATAATTGAATGAAACGGAGCCTTGCAAATATTCGATATCTGTACTTTGCGTACTAAACTCTAAACCTCCAATGCTTATGGGATATAAGTCTATGAATTTTATTAATATGTTAGGTTGATATTGTGCAGTAGTAATAACCATACTACCATCAGAATATACTAGTCCTGACTTCTCATTTCTCTGTTGTAATGCACTTTGTAAGTTTGCTCTCTGTTGAAAGTTATCAGGATATCCTAAACCTATTAGCCAATCATATATCTCTTTGAAGTTTTTCATATCTTCATCAATACTGAATGCTAAGTTTAGTGGTGAAAACTGAAGCTTATCACCAGGCACAGGTATTCTTATAAAGATGTTTTCTTGATCTACTTGTCCTAATGTAATATCTGGAATATCTGCACTTGTACAGAAATAATTTACATGAGGTAACTTTTGTATTTGAAACTTAAAACCTGTAGGTGAGAGAAAACTCAAGTTATCAGGCATTGTTCTTTGTAGTGACATCTTAAACTCCTATAACACTATTTATAAGAACAATAAAAAAGGGCGCCGAAACGCCCTTTTTGATTTAGGTATCTTATTTACTAATTACATTAAGTTTGCTACTTTTGACAATCTGTAGTACTTGTTCAATTTAGTGAAAGATATTGAACCATCATATCCATTTGAGTCGTTTGCAAATGGGTTAGCTACCATGCCGTATCTGGTTTTGAAACCAATTTTTGGCTGAAAGTTTAACTCACCAATCGCTCTTACCATCTGTAGTGGTACATATGGACAATAGAACAGTCCAGCATCAAAAGCACTTGCGCCTTTGTATCCTAGAACATAGTAGTTAGTTGCAGAAGCACCAGCACTTGCAGGTGCAAAGTATGGATCGATGTATACTTTAATTCTACCGTTTAGAACACCAGCAAAAGTATTACCTGTGTCATCTACATTTAGATTGTTGTTAAGAGCAGGTGTATAGTCAAGAACACCAGCCATGTTGAGTGCTGAAGCAACATCAGATGAACAAATCATCATGTTACCTTTCCCTCGTCTGGTAGCCTTTGCGATTTCGTTAGCATCTCTTTCGATGTTAAAGATTAAGCCTTTGAACTTTTCTACACTCCAACGTCCGTTTGAGTCTGTGTCTAAGTCAAAAGTACCTTGCGTTGTCACATTGTTTTGTGAACCATTTGTAGCTGTGTAGTTAATTGTTCTCACAACTTCTCTGTTGATTTCAGCTAAGATTTCAGCAGATAGAATGTTTGACAATTCAGTTTCAGCATCAAGTCCATGAATTGCTTTCAAGTCTTGTGCTAGTTCCATTGAGTATTCAGCTTTCAACGCTCTTGAAACAGCAGTCACTGAGATTTTGTCAATTGAGAAAGCCATTTCTTGGAAATTGTTTCCAGCGGATCCACCCAATGCTTCAGCGTCAC